AAAAACGACACCTACATAACTTATAATAAAACAAAACAAAAACACAAACTAAAAGTAAAAGATAATACTGACGTATTATCCAAAAAATTTGATTTTAAAAAATCACTTTTGAATTATGGTTTTGATGAAAAATTGGTTGACGATTGGCTGTTGGTTAGAAAAAACAAAAAAGCTACAAATTCGGAAACTGCGTACAGCCAATTTATCTTGGAGGTGGAAAAAACTATTGCGAGTTATCCACTAAAAATCAATGATTTGTTGCGACATATAGTTGCGAAAAGTTGGAGTGGATATAAAGCCAATTGGGACATAAGTGAGATATGGCAAGACAATAGGAATCAAAGTTTTAACAATCAAAAAACTACGGTAAAAAATGAACAGAACAAGCAAAGTGGAGCTGCTCTCGGACGTGTTGCGACAAGCGACCAACACAGAGCCATCTCACTCTGAGGAACAGGAAGAGCAGGTATATACGTGGCGAAGTCTTGGCAACAAGACGCACGAGATACTATACAACTATCTGAGAGATAGAGGTGAGCAGATAATTATGGATGACTACACACGGCAACTGATGGAGTATTTGGCACGGTGGTACTGCGGAGATACCGAAGGAGTAACCGACAAGATACGGATACACAAAGGTTGGTTGATACGGGGGTCTGTCGGAGTGGGTAAATCGAAGTTGCTAACGTCTTTTTGCAGGGCGGTAAATGCCGACTTCTACGAAGAGATAAAACGTAGGCAAGCACCGGCGATAAGGCTTGTGCATAGTTTCGACGTGCAGACGGCATACATCGAGCAGAATACGGCAACAATAGAGGCACTGAAAAGTATCGATATACTCGTCATAGATGACGTAGGCGTGGAGAACTCGGAAGTGCTGTACTACGGCAATCGTCTTTGTCCGTTCGTCGACCTATACGACAAGCGGTATCGCTCTGATTTGCGTACGGTACTGATAACTAACCTACTACCAAAGTCGGACGACGACAAGGAGGTTACGCTGAAGTCGAAGTACGGCGACCGTATCTACGACCGCATACGTGAATGTTGTAATGACTTTGTTTTCGAGGGAGAAAGTAAAAGGAAATGATAGGCAACTCGGTAACGGTAGATGTAGTTGCGGCGGTTGCGAAAAGATTGAAGTTTGAGTATTAATAATAAAAAAAGGAATTAAAAAATGAAATCATTAAATCAGTTGCGTGATGAAATTCACGCTAATGCAAAAGAAAAAGGATTTTGCGATAGTAAAAAAGAGGTAGGAACGATGTTAATGTTGATTGTTTCGGAATTAGCCGAAGCGTTAGAGGCTGATAGGACAGGTGATTTTTGTGATTTTTCTAAATATGAAAAATGCAAGAAAGAAATGGATGTTGGAATAAGAACATCGGAAGAGATAGAAAAATATGCTTTTGAAAAATATATCAAAAACACATTCGAAGATGAATTGGCGGACGTTATCATTCGTACACTTTCCATTTGCGGCTATTTGGGTATTGACATAGAGAGAAATATCCTTGCAAAAATGAAGTACAATAAAACCAGAGAAAAAATGCACTCAAAAAAGTATTAAAGGTATGCAAACAACGCTTTTCGATGTCAGAGAGTTCGAGGGGACACCCGCTCCGCTAACACATAAACACCAGTGGATAGAAGCCAATGGTTATACCTGTCGGCAGTGCAAGCATAGGCAAAGGTGGGAGTGCGAAAGCGGAAGTCGCATAATACAGTATTGTGGAGTACGACGGAGTAATAGAACCTTCAATAATCTATTAAAAATAAAGGTAACAAATAAAGCGTGTT